GGTTCTTTGACTGTTTCAGAAAATCGCAATGCTCATATAAAAGGTGTAAATATCTCAACAGATACCAGAAACGCAAGGATTAAAGGTATTGATGTTAATTTCAGCTTTAGGGACGCTAGAGTAAAAGGTGTTAACGCATCTTCAAGCACCCGTTTAGCGAGAATAAAAGGGTGGGCAACTGCTTCAGACACAAGGAACGCAAGAGCCAAAGGAATAGCTACGGCCACCGACACCAGAAATGCAAGGACTAGAGGCTATCTTACAACTTCAGATACCAGAGACGCTAGAGTAAAAGGTAAATTAACCTCATCAGATTTTAGAGACGCACACATTAAGGGAAGTGCGACAATTTCAGACACAAGGGGAGTAAGAACTAAAGGGCAGGAAACATTAACAGACAATCGCCTTGCAAGAACGAAAGGAATGGACACATCCTCCGATATAAGAAACGCCAAAACAAAAGGGGTTGCAACTGCTTCAGATAATAGAAATGCAAGGACAAAAGGGGTTGTTATAACACAAGACACAAGAGGGGCTAAGACAAAAGGAATAGTTATAATTACTTATCCTCATAGAGAGCCGTCTTTTTTGAAAACCAAAGCAAACTTTTCAGCTATCAAAAAATATGCTTTGCCTTCTTTATTGAAAACACAATCCGGAATTACAACATTGAAAATAGTAGCTAAAGGTAGTAGACTAAGAACAAGAAACTAATATGGCAGAACTCCTAAGATTAGACAATTTTGGTCCGTTAAATGTAGTTGAGACAACACAACTAGATGCTGATGCTGATGCTGGTCAAGCAGTAGTTACGGTCAAAAATTCACAAGGCTTTGCTAAAGATGACTTTTTCAGAATAGGTGATGGTGAGCAAGCAGAAATTAAGAAAGTTTTGTCTATTTCAGGGAATAATATAACAGCTGATACTAATTTTTCTTTTAAGCATTTGAAGTATGAAAAGCTTATCAAACTTTTCGGTGACCAAATTAGAATCTTCAGGGCTTCAAATATAGATGGCTCAATCCCAGCTGATGAATCTTTTACAGAACTTGCTACTGTTTCAATAGAAGCAGATCAACCTTTTACAGATTACCTAGATACTACAGGTGGTTTAGATTTTTGGTATAAATTTGTTTACAGAAATTCAGCTAACTTTTATACTACAGACCTAGCCGATTCTATAGCAGTTAGGGGCGGAGACTTTGGGCATTATGTTTCTGTTTCAGAAATTAGAAATGAAGCAGGATTTACAAACAACCCTGATATCACAGACCAAATGATAGCTGATAGAAGAGAAGATGCAGAGAGTGAAGTTAAAGGGGCTTTATCTGTTGCTGGTTATAACCTCCCATTGATCAACCCAGTACCAGCAGTTGTTAAAAACGCAACCAAGCTTCTAGCTGCAGGATATTTACTTTTACAAGATTATGGTGTTACAGCAGAAGGATCAAACAAAGAAGGTCAAGCTAAAATTGACTTGGCGGAAAAAATACTTAAGAAGATACAAGACAGGGAAATAGTTTTAACTGATATTAAAGAGGCTGCACTTGCTAAAGAAACTATCATAGGTGGGTGGCCAAATGATTCAACAAAAGATTCAGATATTGATGAGTCTGGAGGAGATGTTTTGTTTAGAATTTCAAAGCAATTCTAGTTTATAATGCATTATAAATATGGCTCTAAATATCAAAATTGAGGTTAGGGGAGGAGAAAATACGCTTAAAAGATTAAGAGAGGTGGGGGTTAATTTGAATGATTTTAGAGACGAGTTAAGAGATGTTGGAAAATTCTTAGTTGGCTTCTATCAAGGACCAGTTTTTGAAACTGAAGGCGGAATAACAGGCGAGAGGTGGGCTCCTTTGAAACCAGCTTATGAATTTTGGAAGAGGCGTGTATATCCTGGTCGTGGAATTCTAGAAGCAAGTGGAACAATGAGACGGAGTTTTCAATTTGCTTTTAGTTCTACTTCTTTGAGGGTTTATAATCTAGTTAAGTATTTCATTTATCATCAAATGGGAACTCGCAAGATGCCTGCAAGAGTAATTTTCAAATTAGATGAGGCAAGAATAAGAGAAATTGTTAAAATTATTAAAACTGGTCTTTTTACAAGGATTAGTAGAGCGTTGAGTTAATATGTCAGACTACGCACTAACAATATCAGAACATATCATTGACTTACTTAAAAAGAATTTACCGCAAGGTCTTTTTAAGCAGTTTTACAATGGCGATATAGGAGCAATTCCTCAATCTAGCTTGCCTTGTATTGCTGTTGTTAAAACAGGTTCTAGTTATGACCAGGGACCAACTGGAATGGATGATATTAAGCATACTATTACTGTTAGGGTTATATTTAATAAGAAAGACGAATTTGGAAAGTCTGCAGACGAGGCTGTTTTACAAAAAACAATTGAAAACATTATAGAAGGAGTTGATCCTGATACTAATGAAACTTCGCCTTATTCAATTTTAGGCATTTTGAGGAAAAATTTTACACTTGAAAATGTTGTAATAAACAACACTGTTGATGTTAGATATACTGAAGTCAACACAAGGCCGATTGATTTAATCACGCAAGAAGGGGAAATTAGATTTGTATTTCAACAGTTTAGGGTTGTGTCTGGCAGGGCTTAACATTTGACATCTGTTCTTGTGTGATATAATATAAAAAAGATATGGTGACTTACAAAAACATTTCAGGTTTACCGCAAACTGTTGTTGGAATAGGAGTTGTCAAGCCCGGAGAGACGGTTAAGGTTGATGGTTCATTTGAAAATCCTAATTTTAAAGTTATAGAAGAAGTAGAAGTTAAAGACAAAGAAAAAGTTTCTAAAAAGTCTAAGTAAAAAATATGGCAGAAAGACACGGATCTCTAGGATATTTAGCACTTAAAAAGGAGATTACAAAAGGTTCTCCGCAGACCCCTAATGTTTATGTGCCTCTTTTTGATGAAAATATAACTACTAAATGGAACATTGATGATGTCAACCCAGCTATGGGCATCAAAGCAATGAGATGGTCTGCTATGAAAGGAATGAGAGACCATAGTGGAAGTTTCACTGTTTTAGGCGATCCAAACATAGCAGGATACCTCTTTGATATGATTTTGACAAAAGGAACAACTACTGGAAGTAATCCATATACACACCCATTTGCCTTGAGTTCAAACACCAACCCCAATTCTTACACTGTTGACATTGCTAGAGGACAGGTGGTCTTTAGGTTCTGGGGGGTTGAGTCAAAAGAATTGGGTATTGATTTCAAAGATAATAAAATGCTCTTTAAATCATCTGTTTCAGCTTTGGGTTCTTTTTCAGTTAGAGAAATTTCTTCTGTTACAGGATCAGGTCCTTATACAATCACTTTAAAAACTGATTATGACCTTGTTCCGACTAAAGGATTGGTTGATAATGACTTAATCAGATTTTACGATGTATCAGCAGGAACATTTATTGATGCTACTGTTTCAGCTGTTACAGGCGACACAACATTTACAACTTCTGCCAATCCAACACAGATTAGCAATGGAGATCTTGTCTTTTTGAGACCAGCTACTCCTTCATATTCCTTAGCTCCTGAGGTTTTTCAGTGGGCAAAAACAGAATTTAGGTTTGGTGCAGACGCCTCAAGTGCTCTAACAGCTTCACAAACAAGAGTTGAAGAAGGTTCAGAATGGAGAATTATTCATCAATTTGTTCCTGATGAAGGGACAAAAAGATCTGGTTCTTATGATCCTGCCTCACTTCCTAGAGGTTTAGGTGATATTGAAATCAAAACTAAAATCTTTTTTGATAACCCCGACGATCTTAACAGATTCCTTTCACTTCCCAAAAGAGCATTGGTTATAAGGCATTTTGCTGGTGGGACAAATCAACACGAGTTAAGAATTACAGTTAACAATATGATTCCGTCAGAAGACAGTGTGGCTCTCAAGTCAGACGAAATTCTATTTGAAGAAATTTCTTGGAAAGCTGTTTACGATACAACCGATGGCCAAATGTTTGATGCGAAAGTTGTTAACGGAGTTGCTACAATCTAAAAGCAAGTATGCCTGTATTAAAAGAATCAATAAATGTAAAAAAAGTTAAACTGCCTTCATTTAAAGACCCGAATGATGAGGCCTGGGTTGATGTTAAAAAAGATTTATCAGTTGGCGATCTTTTAGAAGGACTCAAAGGAATTAACCAGGCAGAGCAAAACATATTAGTTATTACAAGTGCTATTAAAGATTGGAATCTAACTGATGAAAACGGCGAAAAGCTTCCTATCACTGCTGAAAATGTTAAAAAACTAAAAGCAGTAGATTTTATGGCAATTGCAAATGAGGTTGAAGTAGATTTGCCTACTCAACTTAAACCCGAGGAAAAAAAAAGTTAATTCTACATCTCTCTTCAGTTCAAGAAATCCGTAAAGGTAAAAAAAAACAAGTTTCACCTGCACCTCTGAAATGGGTTTTTTTAAAATATAGAGAGAGATTTGGTTTATCTTGGCAGGAATTTGTTAATACCCCATTATCAGTTGTATTAGAAGATTTAGAAATGATAAAAGTTGAGGAGGATGTGCTAAAATGGGAGGTGGAGAAAGGAGAGAACTATGCCAGTGCTATCAGGAAGTGATATTGACATCAAGGTAACAACCACTGGTGATACCAGTGGAATAAAACAAGTAGAACAAGCGTTAGGTGGGCTTGAGGAGAAAACTTCAAAAACACAAAAGCTAATGCAGACGCTCGGAAATTCAATGAAAGCTGCAACGCCTTTTGCTCTTGGAATTGTTGGTGCTTTCGGAGGGATAGGTGCTATGGCTATTAAAAGTGCCGCAGATATGGAGCAAGCAAAAGTTGCCTTCACTACAATGTTAGGGTCAGCAGATTTGGCTGGCAAAAAGCTTGCTGAAATTTCAGATTTTGCTAGAAAGACTCCGTTTGAATTACCTCAAGTTGTGCAAGGAGCTAAACAATTATTGGCGTATGGAATAGAAGCAGACAAACTTATACCAACATTTACTAATTTAGGAAACATAGCAGCTGGAGTAGGGATGGATAAATTGCCAAACCTTATACTTGCCTTTGGTCAAGTTAAAGCAGCAACTAGATTGACAGGAGCTGAATTAAGACAATTTACAGAAGCCGGTGTTCCGCTTCTTGATGAATTAGCAAAAATGATGGGCGTTACAGCAGGTGATGTTCAGGATATGGTTTCAAAAGGTTTGATTGGCTTCCCATTAGTTGAACAGGCACTTAAAAACCTAACAGGCGAAGGGGGAAGATTTGATAATATGATGGAGAAGCAATCTAAGACCTTATCTGGTACAATTTCAAATTTAAAGGATAATCTCGGTAGGTTGTTAAGAAGTATTGTTGGAATTACAGAGGAAGGAACAATTAGAGAAGGTTCAATTTTTGATTTAATGGCTAAAGGAGCCACAAAGTTGCTTCAAGCACTAGATGCCGCAATGCCTTCAATTACTTCTTTCTTCAATTGGATAACTTCTCATAAAGAAGTGATGGTTGGTATTGCAGGAGCATTAGCGGGACTTGCTACACTTGCAATAATTCCTCTCGCCACTGCTTTTGTAACAGCGTTACCCGCACTGATTGCTTTTTCAGCAGTTGGTGCTGGAATAGCTTTGCTAGCAATGTTGATAATTAAGAATTGGGAACCCATTTCAAGCTTTTTTTCAAACATTTGGCAGTCAATTGTAAATGCTTTTAATACAACCGTGGAAACATTAAGAAGTTTGGTCCAAAAAGTAATTGATTTCTTTCTTGACTTGCCTAAAAACATTCAAACTGCTCTATACAACCTTTTCTTTGTTGATATTCCTTATATGATTGGTTTCATTTACGGTTTCTTGACTACTTGGGTTCCTCAAATGGTTAATGATGTTATTAGGTGGTTTGAACAGTTGCCTAGTAATGTTTCAAAGTTTTTCAAAGATGTCTACAATTCTATTACACAGAAAATTACAGATGCTGGAAATTGGTTATCAACAGAATTGCCAACCTGGCCGGGTAAAATATCCGCTTACATTAAATCAATTCCTGATAAAGTAAGTGCTGTTTTTGAGTTAGCCAAAAAAGCGGTTTTGAGTAAGATGGAAGAGACTTGGAAGGGTGTTACTGAATGGTGGGATAAAATTGTAGATAAGCTAAAAGGTCTGGTTGATTGGGGTCAGAAAGCTTGGGAATCTATAACTAAAGCCTTTAATGCTGGTGTAGGGGGAGGGAAAGAAGCGGGAAAAAGACAATTCGGTGGACCAGTAATGGAAAGGTTGCCGTACATAGTCGGCGAAAAAGGTCCTGAGCTTTTTGTTCCGAACCAGTCTGGTTTTGTTTTACCTAGTAATGTTTTGAATGCTTTAGCAAATTTAGGCAATCAATCAGGCATTGTTGTTCATCAAACAAACAATATCTATTCAGACATTGATATGGATATGGCAATTAGAGACCTTGCTTTTGCAATAGCGACAAGATGAAAAACATATACTTAGATTCTTTACAGATACACGATAATACTTCTGATATAGGCTATTTCGTGATGCCTAATATACAAGGGCTTGAGAAGCCTGAAATTAGGCTTCCTTCTTTTGTGAGGCCAAACACAGATGGAGCCGTTGTTCCAAATCAGCTATATGGCGGAAGACTGATAACGCTGGAGGGCAAAGTTTATGCGAATGATATATCTACCTACAGAAGTAGAAGAATAGCACTTGAGACTGCAACTGGAATTCAAAGAGACTTGTCGGGAAACTTAAAACCAATTACCCTTAAATTCAAAACAATGGATGACATTTCACTTCAAGTTGAGGTTTATACTAGACAATTAGTTTTTGCGGATGAGTATTTAACACACGGGAAGTTTAAACTAGATCTTTTTGCTCCGTCTATTTACCTAGTTGGACAAACTTTGTTATCTACTGATATCTTTGTTTTCTTTGGTGGTGGTATGGAAATTCCTATGGCAATACCAATGTCAATGAATCAAACTGGATCATCTGTGACCGAGTTAATAAATTCTGGCAATGTTGATTCTTATCCTATTTATACACTCTTCGGACCTTTAACAAATCCAACTTTTACCAATTTAACAACAAGTAAAGCTTTCACTTTGAATTACACACTTAGTAGTTCAAGTGAAAATATAACAATTGACACTATTAATAGAACTGTAATTTACAGGCCAACTCAAAATGGAAATCCAACTAATATAAGACAATACTTTAGCGGAGATTTTGTTACTCTAGTGCCAGGAGTGAATCAAGTTAAATTATCAAACTCAAATTACAATAATCAGGCTTATTGCCGTGTTGTTTGGCGAGACTCTTATTCGGGAATATAAAAGCATATGTATAGAATAATTTTAAAAAACCCATCATCTGGAGATCAATATGAACTTAATCCTTTAAATTTTTCGTTTACAGATGAGCTTAACAAAGAGTCAACTGCAAGGTTTACTTTGAGCTTTGAAGATACTCAGAAAGTTTTGGACGATTACGGGGTTTCTGTTTTATCTGCTTTTACTGCTACATATAGAGAGATCTGGATTGAAAGGAAAGATTCAACTGGAGCTTATACTAAAATCTTTTGGGGTTTGTTAACAAATTTTGAAGTGTCGCCTGTTCAAGGTGGACAAAGACACATTTATCTTAATGCTGTTTCTTGGTTTGGACTTTTCGGCAGAAGATACACTGGTGCTAAAAGAGTTTTCAGTAACACAGATGCAGGAACAATTGCTTGGACTCTAATTTCAGAGTCTCAGTCAAGCGACAGCCCTTACTCTGATTATGGTATCACTCAAGGATCAATTACCTCATCTAAAAATAGAGATAGAACTTATAGGTTTGACAATGTTAAGGATTCAATTATTGGGCTTTCTAACAACAACTTGAAAGATGGTTTTGACTTTGAAATTGACAACACAAAAGCTTTCAATGTCTATTATCCTCAAAAGGGATCCAATAAATTCAATATCATATTTGATGAAAGAAATCTTGCAAACTACAGATATGTAAAACCGTTAATTTTAAGCACAACTAATAAAGTCTATGTTATTGGCGAGGGAGTCAATGATGACTTTGTTTATGTTACTAGAAATGCTGATAACCAGTATAAATCAGATTTTAAGCTTCAAGAGTCTGTTCTTAATGAGAGAGATGTAAAAGAAACAGCAACACTTAATGACAAAGGGGATAGATACTTGAGTTTATATCAATCTCCGTTAGTTGAATTTTCAGTTGAACACTACGATGATGACATTACCTGGTTTGATTACACTGTTGGAGATTATATTAAAGTTAATATCCCAGATTTGGGATTAAACAATGAGACCAGAAGGGTGATGAAAAAAGAATTTGCTTTGCAAGAAGATAAAAGCATTGGTTATATCAGAACCACTTTGTCTGTGTGATAGAATAGAAGTATGGCAACAACTGGTATTGAAGAATTAGAAAAACAACTTATTGATCTTAAAAAAAAGATTGAGAATTTGCAGAAAATCTTGATTTTAAGGCAAATAGTTTTACCTAGTGATGGAAAAATTGTAGTGCCCGTTGTAACATCTGATCCTGCATCACCAACTAATGGTCAAGTTTGGTACAATTCTACATCAGGAACTTTCAAGTGTTATCAAAACGGGGTTGTTAAAACATTTTCAACAGTATGATTAAATTAACTTTCAACTTACCAGATGAGATAGAGGAGTATATTAAAAGTCAGGGCTATGATGTTAATTCTTATATCCAAACGGTTTTGGTTCAGCCATTATTAGATGCAATTCAATTTTTAGAGCAAAAGAAACTAATTGAAGCAAAGCGAGTTGAAATTGATGAAAAGGTAAATAGTGTTAAAGAAAACATAGGAATTCAAATTACAAAAGAAGATACTAGTGTTGAAATTGAAAAAGATATCAAATTAGATTAGAATAGAAATATGGGAACACTTTATACATTGAGGTCGGGAGGCTCAGCTCACCCTGAGGATTCCGTCCTTCAGTTTTTTACAGATTACATTATTCAGCCTGGAGTTAAAGACCTCAATACTACAGATAATCACTTCAAAGTAACTGAAAATAGCCCTACTGGAATGTCTGTTCTAGTTAATACTGGTAGAGCTTTGGTTCAAAGAGGATCAAGTAATCTTTATCCTGTTAGGCACACAGGTTCTCCTTCTGTAGTATCAATAGACAACAATGTCTCTGGAAATCCTAGAATTGATGCAATAGTTCTCTATATCAATTTAGCAGCTTCGCCAAACTCAGACTCTTCAAATGTCGCAACTCTAACAAAGGTTAACGGCACGCCAGCAGCTTCGCCAAATCCCCCTTCTGATTCGGATATAGCAACTGCTATTGGAGCTTCTAATCCTTTTATAAGGTTGGCAAATGTCACGGTTGCTAATGGTGCTGCTCAGATATTGAATGCTAATATATCAGACCAGCGAGTTCCTTTTAAGGTCAGAGGTTCTTTGAAATCAGGGACGGCGACGGATCAATCAACTACAACTTATGATATTTCTCAATATAATTACATTTCTCATACCTTAGGTGGAAATAGAACTTTGCAGGTTATAAACGATAAAACAGACGATGTTTTTGTTGTCAAACTAATTCAAGATTCAACTGGTAATAGAACTGTAACTTGGTGGTCTGGTATTGACTGGTTTGGTGGTACACCCATCTTAACAACAACACCCAACAGAGCAGATGTTTTCGGTTTTGTCAAAAAAGCAGACGGCAGGTATGATGGTTATGTAATAGGGCAAAACGCAACGATAAGTTAGAATTATAATGCATTATAAAAATGGCAAACTTAAATCCTTGGCAAAAAATTACCAGAGTATTACCTGGCAGACCATTTGGCAATGGGGCTGATGGTGATTACAACTCTTCAACAATTCCCACAATGACTTACCGCTCTTGTAGCGGTTCTGCAAGCTCAACAACCCTAACTTTAACTTCAGCTGGTTTTTCAAATGGAGACTTAATTTTAATTCATCAAACAAGAGGAACAGGGGCTGGACAGTGGGAGATAAATTATATTGTTTCTGGTGGGGGCACCACTTCTCTTACACTTTTACAACCACTTCAATACACCTACACAGATAGCGGGGCCTCACAAGCACAGGCGGTCAAGATTCCTCAATATACAAATGTAACCGTGCCTTCTGGGGCAACTTGGACATTGCCTGCTTGGAATGGAGATACTGGGGGAATTTTGGTCTTGGCAGCAAGGGGAACTTTAACGGTAAGCGGAACAATAACTGGGTCGGGTAAAGGTTTCGTGGGGGGGGACCAAGACATCCAGAATTATGGAGGAAACAACCTTTCAAGAACTGGTGAGAGCAATCTAGGAGACAAAATTCATCAGCAAGCTGGTTATGGGATTGCTGGTGGTGCTGGATATGCTACGAGTAGCAATGGTGCGGATTATGGTGGTGGGGGTGGCGGTGGATATGGAACAGCGGGAAGTAATGCTGGCTCTGGTGGTGGTCCTGGTGGTGGTGGTGGAACAGCTGGGAGCGCTGATTTAACATCCCTCTTTTTTGGTGGTGGTGGGGGTGCTGGTGCAAGTTATATCGTACAAGGGCAGATGGGTGGAAGTGGCGGGGGGGTTGTTATTTTTTTCGCTAAATCGCTCTCAATTACAGGGGCAATTTCGGTAAATGGAAACAATGGCACGGTTTCTGTACAAGGTGGCACTTCAAATGGTGGTGGTGGTGGTGCTGGTGGTTCTGTTTTAATTGTGAGTTCTATAGCAACACTTTCAAGTAGTGTCATCACTGCAACGGGCGGTAGTGGTGTTGGTTCTCCCTCTGGAGGTAATGGTGGTGTCGGTCGTATCGCTCTTCACTATTCAAGCACTTATTCTGGTTCAACAAATCCAACCTTATATGCTAATCAAGATACAACTTTAGTAGAATCTGTTGGCGGATCTTTTCTGTTTAATTATCTTTAAACTTATGACCAAAGACCAACTTATAGAAAAATTCATAGACTTAAACGAAAAAACCAACTCATACTTGGATAGTGTATCTATGGTTCTAAGAGAACTTAATGACCAAAACAAACTTCACGCACAAGCCATTGAAGCTAATACTCAAGCAACAAAAGAGATGACAAGATCATTTAACAGAATTTGGTATGTCTTCTTTATCGCAATCTTAGCTCTTGTGGTTTTAGCAGGAGCGGAGAAGGTTTTGAAGTTTCTATGAATATGACATTTTTAAAACTATCTGCTCTTATAAGAACTTCAATCTATTTCTATTCAGGGCTTGTCTCAGCAATCTTAACGATTTTGTATTATCGGGCCTACTGGAAATTTAAAACAACTCCGATTATTAAGTCGCTAAAGATTTTTCTTCTCACTTTATCTATTTTTCTTTTCTATCTCACTTTAGTCTCAATATCTTTTGTTCTCTCGCCCGAAAAATATAACACCTTAGTTGCTTTTTTGTTTATTCCTGCTTTTTTACTTGCGATTGGAATTACTGGCTTTTATCTGAAATCAACAGATGATACTAAAGACAGCAAAAAAAGTGGTAAAATAAAATAGAATATGCGATACCCAGTAGGACAATTGGGGACGAAAGACGAGTTTGACAAGTTCTGGTATGACGCACAAGGCTTTGGAGCCAAAACCGAGTATGGCTACCACGAGGGGTGCGATATTAATCTCAAAAGTGGCGGAGATAGTGATTTGGGACAGCTTTTATACGCAGTTGGAGACGGGAAGATAGTCTATTACCACGATGGCTCACACCCCACCACTGGATTTGGCAAGCATATGGTTTTGTATTGTCAGACTCCGTTAGGGGATAGGT